CTTATCGTCAATGTTTTGCATTATCTTTTCCGTTCTCGTTTGCTGGTTTCTGACACCAGATTGTGGTTGCTATCCCGCTTGAAGGAGCGGTTCTTGGCGGCGCTCTCGACGCGCACCCCCTGCTTATTGCTGCCTCCCTTGTCGAAGGCTACCTTGTGAGCGACATCCTTGCCGTCTCCCTTGCTAACTTTGCCTTCCTTGGTGAGCTTCCGACGCGCTGCATTGCGCGCAGCACGGTTCTTTTTCTGTTCCGGGCTAGCTCCGTATTCGGTAGCGGCGGCGTACTTGCGGTCATCTTTGTTCTTGTAAGGCATCGTTACCTCCTTGGGCGGTGATGCTCGCACTTTACCACAGGACACCACCCACACAAAGGACCAGACTTGGGGTTCCAGACGCCGTTCTGCATAGCGGTCTCAAGCTGGTCCAACTGCTTGTCGAACACCGACAGATATTCATCACGCTGCTCGGCAACGTGATTCTTTTTAGGGAACTCGTTGCTAACCACATAGGCCAAGCCAGACTTGATCTTCTTCACGTGGGGGTAGTGCACGAAAACAGCGCCAGCCATCAGGTCAAGCTGCTTCATGTCAGCGTATTTGGCGTTCTTACCTGTCTTGTAGTCGATCATATGGGCAGTCTCACCGTCAATGATGAGCAAATCCACGATACCCCGCCACCACACATCCTTATCAAAGAAGCCACATGGCTCGTAGCCAGTACCCGTAACGCGGACACCTAGTTTAAGCTCGGTGTACTTCTGGCCGGGAAAGGCAGCGAGTGTTTCTACTACGTCAGCATAGCGTTTGAACTTAGGCGGGACGGGTGTGCCGTTCTTGATACGTAACTCAGCAGCTTCGTGAAAGTCGGTCCCATAGACAGCAGCTTCCCCCGGGGTATCCTTGATATCCTTGACCACCTTGAGGTGGAAGTACTTCTTCGGACACTGATCAAAGGTCTTGATGCTGCTATAGGACCAAGCTGTCATGTTAGATTATTCCTATTTTGGAAGACCACGGGCTAAGGCTTCGAGACGGTCGGACACTAGTTTAGCGTAACCCGCGATATCAAGCCAGCTATCAATGTGGTTTGCATCGCCATTGATGATACGCGCAAGCTTGGAAAAAATCATATCCATTGCCTCAGCTTGATCGTAGGCGAAAGTTTTATCCCGTTCGCCAGCCGCAGTGTGGGCCACATGTTTTAGCCGCTGTGTGATGCGCGCTACGTCAACGAAGTTCCCGTAGGTAGAAGCCCGCTTGTCGAGAATTGCATCTACAGAAACTTTGACTTGCTCTGACGTAAGTGGTTCGACTGGTGCTTTCACCGTGGATAACCCTAGCCTGCGCAGCTTCCATACATAGCCCGCAGATACTCCCAGCGTCTCGGCAATATCCGCGTTCGTAGCCTTGGGGTGTTTCTCCAGCCAGCGGATCACTTTGGTCGCTTTGTTGTTCTTAGTCATTTGCTTGCTCCTTACTTTAGATTGCCACCGGATTTCAGAATGTCACCGTTGTAGACATAGGTTCCCACATGATCGAGTTTGAGGAACGGATGCGCGTAGACCTTGCCCCCGTGCTTCCTGAACAACTCGCAGAAGTGGTAATCTTCCGACAACAGTGCGCCGCTCTCGTCGATGCTCGTGGCAAAGAACTCGTGCGTTAGCGGCTTATCGTACTCGCCATCTGGTTTGATGAATGACGATACACGATAGGTTGGAACGTGGGGCTTGAGATGCTCAAATACCCCCCGCTTGATTAGCATGAAGCCAGTGCCGCCGTGCCGCACTTCGATAACCCCACGCTCATCTGTCTCGACGTTTGCGCTGCCAACCATGTTGAACACGAAGGCCCCGCCATGATCTTGCAGGTCGTCTTTCCCTGCTAGCGCCGCGCGCTTGATGCTATCCCAGTTTACTTCCTTCTTGGGGTAGATGCCACACACGATGTCGTCGTCTACCGATAGCAGGTGAGCCAGAGCCTCACCGTCGAAGCCAATGTCAGCGTCGATAAACATAAGGTAGTCGCAGTCCGTTTCCAAGAAGGTACGGGCAAGCTCGTTGCGGGCGCGGGTGATAAGGCTCTCGTTGGTCATGTGCGCCCAGCGAACCGGGATGCTCAGTTCCCGCATCTTGTTCATCGTGGTGAGCAAGCCCAGCACGTACATCCCAGTACACATACCACCGTACATGGGAGTAGCGATCATGATGCTCGGGCGCTTAACCGCCACCTTGATTTCGTCGCTCATTTCTTCCTCACAACGAGTTGGTAACCAACGTGGATGATCTCTGCCGTCTCACCAAAGATGGTGGTGAAAGCGTCGATTGCGATCTTGGGACGATGCAACGCATCACGCGGGTTACCCCACATGTAATCGTCAAACACCATCAGGCCCTCGGGCTTGAGCAGCGGCCAAGCCATGCAAGCGTCCGTTAAAACGTCCGGTGCCTTGTGGCTCCCGTCGATATAGATGAAGTCAGCCCGTATATTACCTTCATACACTTGGCGGGCTAACTCGATAGCCGAATGGCCCTTGTGTTTGGTAAAGGCGCGTTCGGGGTATTTACCCGTAGCAACAGCAATGTTGTGGTCGAACCTATCTTCAACAGTCCCCATATCCTCTTCGCCATGCTCTTCACCACCCTGCCACGTGTCGATACAGTCAAGCCAATCCGCATCCTGCATCATGTTTTCAATGATCCAGACGCTACTGCGGCCTTCGAACGAACCAATCTCAAGGAAGGAGCGCGTACCCGGTTTACCCGGCAGTAACGGGATAAGTTGCTTCCAGACCTCTGGTGCCCAGTTGAACCAGTCCTTAGTAAATTTGTATTCGGTCATAGTCCTAGTCCCTTTTTAATTGTTGAGAAATAATAGAGGTGGCTGCGCTTGTGATTGGTGCGTTAAGATGACTAGTATTTAGTTGTAGTTGTTGTAGTTGTTGTAGTTGCGAAATCGCCATACTCGACTCGTATTCTGCTTCCATACGTCTACGGTCTTCTCCGTTAAGAAGTTCTTCCATCATCTCTTCGTGGGCTTCGGTTAGGCGAACGTCACGCAATGCGGCATCTAACGCATCTGTGTCAGCATCGAAGCCAAACATATCTACTTCTTTTACTATGTCAGCCCAACGGTACCTCCCCCGTTTAAACTCCTCGGGGTGGCTCTCTATCCGCTTGAGAAGCAGTCGAACGACTGCATGTGGTTCATCCGCCATAACTCTTCCCCATCTTGCTCTCACAGTTGAGTGGTAGGCCATCGGCCCACTTAGGTTGAATACGCATGCACTGCTCTACGAAGGCGCGGCCCGTGTCGGCATCTGCATCTGGTACGATAGACCCAACGGCATCGTGTACCGTCATGACTACCTTCTGGCGGCGAGATATCATCAGCATCTGTTCGCCAATGATGATGCGAGCCAAAGCCTGACAAAGGTTCTCAACCACTTTCCCGCCGTATATGCGGTTAGGGATGGTCGCGCGCCCCTTGCGCTGGTCGTAGACATACTCAGTCCTACCCTTAACGCCAACCACCGTGCGCAAGTTAGGGTACTTTATGTATAACCCGTTAGGGAGGCGGATACCCAAGGCGTTGACCAATACCACGCCTTCTTTACCTAGCGGGGAAGTCGTGCCGCTAAGCAGAGCCTTGATAGCCTCCTGCCCTTCTTGCCACAGTGTCGGGATTTTCGGGTATGTCTCACGATAGACTTTGATGATACGCTCGCACTCAGATAGCTCCGTGTATACATTGAAGGTCTTTAACTGTGTCTGGAACTTATCAGCCCCCATGCCATAGCCAGCGCCAAGAATGGTGGTCTTACCCACGAAGCGCTCGCTTTCAGTGATCTTATCCACGGGCTTGCCGTAGATGCTGGAAGCCATGATCTTGTACACATCCTCGCCCTTGGTAAAGGCATCCACCAAGTCATCCTGCCCAGCTAGCCACGCTAAGGTTCGCGCTTCGATCTGCGAGCTATCGCAGTCGATAAAGGTATATCCCTCGGGTGCCAGCATGGCCTTCTTGAGTGGGGACTTGCGAGGTAGGTTCTGAAGGTTGACCTTATCGTCGCCACCCCACCGCCCGGTATGTGCAGCGTAGTAGCGTAATGGCACGGGCAACGTGCCACGCTCAGCGATGTTGATGAACCGCTCTGTCCTTGTTTCTTCCAGCGTAGATTTAACGCCTAGACGGGCTGCTACGATGGCTTGCACCATTGGGTTATCATGCTCAAGCAGCGCCTTGAACGCTTCATCGGACTTGGCAAAGGCATAGGTCAGCTTACCTGTGGCGGGGCTAGTTTTCATAGGCACAGTCACTCGATGAAACTCAAGCAGCGATGCCAGCTTGGGGTTGCTCATCAGGTCAGCTTTCTCGTAACTAAGCTTGCTCATAAGCTCGGCCTTAGCGGCCTGCACATTGGCTATGTGGCATTCTAATATGGTCTTATCCAAGCGCAGCGTCGGCTCCGTAAACATACGGATGGTCAGGTCTACTAGCCGCTGCTCCAGCACAGGGAACTGCGGTGCCATGCACTCGAACAGCTTGAGCGTAAGGTCACAGTCGTTGTTGCAGTACTGCCCATACCGGGCAAGGTCGTCAGCCGTGAAGTCCACGCGCCCTTTACCAAGGGCGTTAAGCACCTCGGTACCCTTCTCACCAACACCATAGAACTCGGCCAACGCCTTCAAGCTAACCCCCGTCTCGTTGCCATGTAGTGCACGAGCCATAGACAGCGTGTCAGCGATGCGCTTGGGGCGGATGTCGAAGTGCCAGTTCAAGATAGCCATATCGAACACAGCGTTGTGAGCCAGCGCGATAGCGTCCGACCAGTTAAACTGGTCGAGCCACTTCTTGACCTGCCTCTTAGGCCCGCTGAACCATTGCGCGTCGCCGGTACCTACCTTTACTGATACGCCGATAACCTCAAAGCGAGGGTCACGGATATACTCCTCGGTTGTCATCTTCGACAGCGAGTAAGCTGGGTCGTAGTAGGTCTCGAAGTCGATGGTGATTAGTTGCATCACGCTGCCTTCTTTCTACGAGACTTTTGCGGTTTCGGCAGAGAGTAGGGGGTTGAGTAGTATTGTCTGATGAGGTCCACGGATTTTTCGATAGATACAAAACCTCGCGGAGCGTCTTGCCCATCAAACTCAAAGGTCTCAATAGACGCATCGTAAAAATCTTGATGGTGAAAACCAAGCCCACTAACCTCTATGCCGTACCCCATCCATGAGAACGAGCGTTCTCCTCGGTAATGCTCGCGCACGTAGCTGGTACGTCCATCGGTATCACGAACGAAGTTATCTACATAATGAAGGATGCGCTTACGTTTTCCGTCTGCTGCAGAACCCGTCACACGTTTAGCAAAGAACCGCTTACCATCTCGCCGGTCAATCGTCCACGAGGCTGTCATATCAGACTTGTGTGCACGGACTAGGATAGCCTCTGACGGACGTTTGGCGGATAAACATATATTGCATAGGGTAGTGGCAATCTGATCCGTTGTTTGTACTTCCATGCCTAATCTTTTCCGTTCAGCAACCATCTCAGTAAGGAAGAAGGGGGTTATCGTCTTGCGGTGAAACACACTGGCATTGCCCCTATAATCCTTGTGGCCCTTGTTGCTATTGTAGCGTATCACCTGCGGAACTAACTTATTCTCCTTCACGACAGACATTTTATGGTTTGCGTCATAATGCACGAAGAAACTCTCCGCAAAAGAACCAAGGTTATGATTGTATACAACCACTACACGGTAGCAAATTCCTACAGGCAAGTGGCAATAATGCCCCTCTCTTGCCACATATGACATACCACCTTTAAGGCGCATCATATAGATAATCGACGCACTGTAGGTGTCCTTGACTTTGTCGTATTGGTCGCTCTTCTTAAAGAAGATACAGCGCATCAAGGGCGGATTATCCAAAACTTTTGGCATGAGCGTGTCACAGCGAAACCCTGAATTTTCGGGAGTCACAACACCACCAAGCTTAGCCATGATAGAGTATGTGGCAGGGTCGTATTTCCGTAACGCCTTGAGGTCGTCAAAATATCCCGGTAGGTAGTCTAACATATCATGTATGGACACAGCGTTAGCTATGCCATCCACCGGTAGGTCTTCTTCATCCCTATCTGAAATGATTTTGGTTCTTATCACTAGCTCGGCAGTATGCACAATCTTTTGGGGGCGCAGCCGCTGCCACAAATCCTTGATTGTCCGAAAGATACGCACATTGCTTAGGTCAGAAATTTTCATCATTTTGACTGCTCCTTTGATGATAGTTCCCGCACCAACGGGCGGACCATGTCCCAGTTCTCTTCGTTGGCTACGATGGCTATGCCACCCGCTGTGCGGATGGTTTCGATCTCTCTAACCTGTAGGGCAGTGGGCTTGTTGGTCCCGGCCTTGCACTCGATAGCAAGGAACCTGCCGCTAGCGCAGCAGATGATATCGGGTACACCGCTACGTCCGTAGCCGTGCGTTGCTGGGAAGAAGTAATAGACGCCCTCATCCTTCAGGATGGCGACGATCTTATCCTTCACCTTCTTTTCAGGTGTTGCTGCCATGAGTTGCTCCTCGTCGGCTATAATATCGTTACATTATACAGTGTCAAATAAAAAATGAATGGCCTAACAATGTTAGGCAGGTGTGTCCTTCATGGCGTTCATCAGCACGATGCGCATCAGCGGAGTGCGTCCCTTGTAGTGGTCTACCACATGCTGCGGTAGCCGGATGGCTACCAGCTTCATGCACTCTTTTTTCACTTTGTTAGGCCCACGCTGGCCACGGTAACGCTTAGGTTGTTCGGTCATTGTTCTGTTCCTCGGTTGCGGGGATTACCTCTACCGTGATTTTGCAGACGAACCCGTCATTGAAACGAACGGAGCGTTCCACAATTTGCGTCTCTCCACCCGCCGACAGGTCGGCACATAGGCACAGCAACACATCGTTAGTCACATCCTTGATCGGCACGATGGGGTGCAGATATTTCTCGTGGGTTAGCCAGATAGTGCCGTCCTCAGCTTTGGCGCGAAGGTGGAAGTGCTTTGGGTTGAGGACGACTTTGGTCACGCTGCCTCTTCCTTCCTATACGTAAACGTAGGCATATTGCGTTTCTTCTGCATCTTGATGATGGCCTTCTCTAGGTCGCGGGTAGCCCGTCTCACCCCCTCATTAGACATGTTACCCCCAGTACCATAGGCACCGGCTGTGATAGCCATATCACGCTGCATCTCACGCCTTGTAATCGAAGGTGGCGGGTAACCGTGGTCTGCTTCGAACGTCTCGCGCCTGTCGTTTATCCAGTCTCGCGCGGTATGTCGGGAGATGTGGTAATCATCGGCCACGGTAGTCAGCGTTTTTTTGCCTAGCAGGTATTCATCAGCCGCCGTGATGCGGATAGATGCAGCGACTTCCCGTGTCTTGTTCCTAGTCGTCGGTGGCTTCGCTACAGCTACGCCGATAAGCTTTGCTTTCGCCTTGCGGCTCGGCGCTTTCCTCGGTGGTACAGAAACTCCATTGTCTGTTGCGTCTGCTCTAGCCGGTGTAACTCCCTTTGCTCGCCGGGGGTCATATATGTCTGCGCTTTGATCTGTCGCAATTGCAGGATGCGAGGCAGCCCCGGCGTCCTGAATAGCGGGTCGATCTCGTAGTCCATGATGCGCTTGGCCATTGGTATTACTCATTGGGGGTTTCCTTTTCTTGCGCTGCGAGCTTGACCTCTTTAAGGTGTTCGCCAGTTTCGTAGCGGGTGGCTAAAACGCTTGGGAGTCCGGTGCTATAAAGCGCACTCATCGCCCGCAAGTCCGCCACAATCGCAACCGTTGCCCGGCGCTCGCCTTCTGCGCGGGCTTCCATTGCCCGCTTGGTCGCCGCTGCCAACGCATCACCTGTCGCCAGCAGCGCCGTTCGCGCCGCCTCAGCCTGTGCGGCTGCGAGCGCGGGGTCCGCGCGGGTGTTGCTAATGGTCATGGCGCGCGTCGTTCCCGGTGCAGGGTCATGCGCTGCTGCATCTGGTGCAGGGTTGCGAATAACCAACTCAGGGCGAAACTCATTAAGCGTCATTCTGGTCATCGGTCTGCTCCTTCTCTTGCGCTGCGAGAGCGGCGTTATAAGTCTTGCAAATGGCGTTGTAAGCGGCGCGGGCGGTGTTGGCGGAGTTTACGGTGGCTTGCCATGCGGCGTAAG